CACCTTTTATATTTCCAACATCCCCTTCGCCTTCCACTGCACCTTTTATATTTCCAACATCCCCTTCGCCTTCCACTGCACCTTTTATATTTCCAACATCCCCTTCGCCTTCCCCATCACCTTTTATATTTCCAACATCCCCTTCGCCTTCTCAATTCCCACCATCCCCTTCGCCTTCCACTGCACCTTTTATATTTCCAACAACATCCCCTTCACCTTCTCAATTCCCAACATCCCCTTCGCCTTCCACTGCACCTTTTATATTCCCAACATCCCCTTCGCCTTCCACTGCACCTTCACATTCAATTGAACCTTTTATATTCTAAATAATTTCCTTAAGAATACCACTTGGAATAAAGTGATTCCTCCCTTTGAATGATAGGCATTCCTCATCAAAGCATCTCTGATGAATCTTTCCACGCTTTACGTCAACAAAAAACCAGATATGATTTGATTTATGCTCACGCTTTTTGTTCTCACAATAATGTGAGTTTGTCGCAACGCATAAATCAATTCCGTTTCTGCATTTTGAAATTTTTGTAACTTTCAAATTTGAATGTCTGTAAAATTCTTTATGAATAAACTCTAAGAGATTCGTTGATTTGATTGGGTCTTCAACAACACCCTCACAATTCTCATCTGATTTTATTGAGAATAATCTTAAATAATTTGCAGATGGTGTTGTATCTGCAAATTCTGTGAAAACTCCATGTGAATATTCGCCAGTTGGTGTATACCAAGTACTCCCTTCTTCGCATTTTGTTGACCATAACATTCTTAATCCAGAACTGAATGTATCAAAACAATCTACATTTCCGTCATATGAGTCGATAACCTTTCGTCGGAGGGTTTGAGCCTTTTTAATCGAAACTGTAAGTGTTGGCCATATCAAATGTATTCCATGTTTTATTCCCTTTGGCGTTGGTCTTGGTATTGCTCTTGCAACTACACATGTATGTTCGATTCCAATACAATGAATAATCTTATCGAGGGATTGGGATACGTGTAAATCTTTTGTACCAACAATATCAATATCTAGGTAAAACTTGAAATTTTCCTCTCGCATCTCAACAACGTGTAGATTTATACCAACAATAATCTTTTCGATATATTTCTTGTAAAAATCATCATACTCATCCTTTGAAATCGATAGAGTCTTACCATCGAACGTCACGTGAGTCATCTTCATTTAAATTAAATAACTATTTATTTAATTAAGAACAATACGTGAATCTAATATATAAATGAATCTAATCCTAAACGCGTCAGATGTGGCGTCTGTCATCGGAAAGAACCCATACTGCAATCAACATGATATTTTAGCAAAAATGCTCGGTCATCGACCAGAGGTTGTCAAACTTTCACCTGAGCTCATTACTCATATTGAAAAGAATATAACAGATACTGTGAAACTCTTGGATGGGTTGAAAACTCCCGGGGCATCTGATATACCATGTGTCAAGGAGGTGTGCGGTAATACAGATGTTATGTCAGAGGTTAAAAAAATGATCGGAACCCTAAATGAACCCACTGTTCTAAAAACATATCCAGCATTCGAAAAAACCAACAGGGCGAGATACCTGTCTGGTTTTAACAATTTTAAGATTTGTGGGAGATTTGATGGAGAGAATTCCGATTCAATACTTGAAGTTAAAACCCGAATGAACCGTTTTCTAGGAGTCCCGGATAGGGATATGGTTCAGACACATGTGTATATGAAAATGGCAAACAAGAAGAAATGTGTTTTTACAGAAAATTTCCAGGGAGAGTCACGTGAGACTCATATTACATTTAATGATACTCTATGGGATGAGATTATTGTGGGTCTGGAAGAGTTTGACACCCTACTTGGACTTGGGCATGCTGAATAGGGTCCGCTTTGATTTGAGAGCATTTTCAAAGTGTTCACTGTCAACAACATAAACATGTATAATTTTCCATAGATCTTTTCGGCTCTTCATACTCGAAAATGTATCAAAATCTATGAAATCATTTTCGTCATATTGTTTTTTGAATCTTATATGATTATTATCCATGAGGTCTTTTTTAATCTTAAATCGTGTTATAATCTTTTCTTGATCCATGAGAGACATTGGGAAATCAATTACATATACGTGATATATATCAACTGTTCCAGGGGTTGCTGGATCATTTGATGTAAACATAAAATATGAATATGCCCCAGACTGTATATTTACAACACCCCTTGTTTCCTCTTCCAGTTCACGAAGTGCACACTGAAGAGGGTTGTAAATTTCTCTCTTACGACATCCACCAGTGACAAATGTCCATTCTTTAAATCTCTTGTCTCTCACTATTAGGAAGTGCGGTTCTTTACCTATATAACATACAGGGATGGCAATTGCTTTGTGTCTAGTGAGTGACATCCTTATATTTACAAAATAAAAATATATTACAGTTAATAAATGAAAATGTCTAAATCCCATATGAACGTCGCAATGGCATTGGCCTTTATCATCGCCCTTCTTATGTTCTTACGTATGCGGCGCCGTGGCGAGAAGTATACACGGTCAAAGGTTAAAACTCATAAGCGTCAGTAGATAATTTCTTTGTATATTATAAGAATGCATATGAAGATTTTATTGATCCTAGCCATGCTTCTCCTTATTGTACTTTTATTTACACAAAAACGTAAGATTGTTCATAAAGAAGTTGAGGTTCAGAGTGTTGCTGATATTGCAGAGTCATCTGGTGGAGCGTGTGGAATTCGGTTCTCGTAGAACTGTCTTAAGAAGAATACAGGACAGAGCCCATACCATTTTGAATACGAAGAACATTGTAGTTTATTGCGTAGAAATACGAGCCAGCTCCAAATCGGCTGATTGATTGGAAATTTGTGGCGGTTGGGCAGATGAGGCGGAATGTATCGATTCTGCTGAAATTCAGGGATCCAGTGGGCTGGAACTTGGAGGTGTCCAGACAAAAAGGAACAATTGTTACATTTGAAGAATTAGCCCCAGCCTCACGATAGCCGTTGGTGGTCAAGTAATACTGATTAACGTCAGCCCAGTGAATCAGAGAACGCGATTCACCGATATCGTTTCCGTTAATCTGCATCTTGAATCGGAGGGTGTTAGCTATTGAACCCCCTGCACCCAACCCCGCAGGGGTAATTGGTAGAGTTCCAGTCACGTTGTTTGTAGGGTAAAATGCTAAGATTGTTGCGGCGGTTGTTGTCGCTGATCCAGTCAGGGCGGTTCCCGTACCAGAAAATGCTGGGTATGTTACTGCAATCTGGGTTCCAGTGGATCCACCGGTTGCAACGAATGTAATAGATGTAATAATTGCTACAATAGATGCACCGGTTGTGGTATTTCCCTGAGGTATGACAACATTCCATCCCTCTGCAATATCAGTGACACCCACATTTCCAGCAATTGTCAGGGTCGCGGTGGTTCCAGAGGGTGTTGGGGTCCCAGATACTAAATTGTTCGTAACAGTTCCTGGGGGCAGGAAGGTTACTGAGTATAGACCAGAGGTTGCCGTCAGAGTTGGGAAGGTTATTGTGAGCTGTGTGGTTGTTGTGGTGGGATTGGTGAGTGCGGAAATTGAACCAATTCCTAGGCAGCCGGTCACGGTTGTTCCCGAAACAATTGCGGTCCACGAGGTTGTTAGACCAATTGAGGTTACAAGATTTGTTGCAAACTGAATGTTGGCAATTGCATTTGTAGAGGCTGCGACCGAATTTGTGGTGGAGTATGAGGAGAGTGAGAAATTGACGTTAGAATCTGGGGGGATTGTTCCGACTGTCTGAGATGCATATGTCACCCCAATGTAATTGTATGGGTTTGTTACGTTGGAAACAAGACCACCTGTGAGGTATCCAGGGATGTTCATTGTCATACCTGGCATAACACCATATGCAGGGGAATCAACTTGGATATTCGCAGAGGTTGTTGGGACATTCTGGTTATATGTCTGGGTGTAATTCTGTGTCTCGAATGCGATATACTTGACTGGCTGTGACAGTGCAAATTCGAAATTGGCAACTGGTCCAATTGGGGTCCGAATGAGCTGAGTAATCAACATATCGTGTTTATCCTTGGCAAAATGCTCGCGCTCCTCCTTGTCCAGGTAGAGGTATTTTGCCCACACAATATACTGATCGGTTGTGGGGGTTGCCCATGTTATACGAAGCTCAACATCATGATACTGGAGAGCAATGAGGGGGAGAGCAGATTGCCATTCGTTACAAAAGAAGAACCGGAGTGGAAGAAAGGCTGAATTTGCCATATTGGATGGAATCAGCCGCTTCGAGAACGTGCTGGACTCTGTCACTGGCCAGATGTTTGTGGTGTATGTAATATCATGTGTATCGATAACCTGACCGCCGATCATCAGCTCAATCTTGGAGATGATTTGGTTCCAGGCAAGGTTTGCGTTTGTGGTATTGTTCGAATCGTTTCCGGTTATGTAAACATAGCTTAGGAGATCGCCCTTCTTCTCGAAGCGGACTGTAGAAATTCCACCTGCAGTTGGATTACCGATTATGAGCTGACGCTCGGTGGATGCGGCAAAGTGAGTGTAACGCTTGAATGACGAACGAAAGAATGATATTTCCGGACTCCCTGAAAGGTATGCATCTTGAATACCGACTGCAACAAGCTGTGTGATTCCACCAGACATTTAGTATTAATAAACAATTTAATTTATGCTAATCTGATACGGATTGTTTGCGATATTCATCTTTGCAATTCCAAGCTGGGAAACAAGAGGATTCTCCGAGCTCTTCATGTCATTGAGATTCACATAGGCTGGCTGGATATATTGAGTGAAACGATGTCCGGGGTCTGCTGGACCGACATAATCACCCGGAAGATCCCTGCGTAAATTCGTAACATCCCCAATAACACTGATGGGGTCCGCGCGTACATTCATTCCACCGGCATTACCCGCCCTGTTCATTTTACTGCGATTATCTGTCAGCCTTGAGAGCTTTTTGAAACCGGTATCGTTATATGGCTGCGAAACATTGTACTGAGCAGGCCCAATAAATGTTTCGTTTCCAGTCTCTGCACGAATAGTCGGACGAGACGTCTTGGTCAGTTGTGGTCTTGCCTCCTGTCCACGAAGAGCTCCACCCTGGCCTTGAGCATCACTTGCAATTGGTTCGTGATAATAAGTCTTTTCGGGATATTGGGTTACTTCCCCTATATTCACTGCACCGCCCTTGACCACCGGATTCGCCGGACCCCCGTCAGCCCCGGGGAGAGTATTGAGCCTCTCTTCATTTACGTTTGTCGGCAAAACCCTGAAAAATTGCTGAAACCCACCGGCAGCTGGGACGTCTGCGCATACACCCAGACCCCTCCCAACGTATTTTTTATCCACTGGGTTCAAGTTGTTCATTTTATTCGACACATTCTCGCGATCGTATAAATTGTAAACAGGCTGACCAAAAGGATATTGGACATTCGATGCGACAGTCTGAAGACTCGCAATTTCATTCTTTGGTTGTATCCTTGTATCTCCAATGCGTCTTCCAATGTCGGGGGTTATGTTTGATTTTTCGAAATAATCTGATGTGTGGTCAATTGGATTTCGAGTGGACCCGGGGTTTCTGTACGAATGATTCGTCCCTGCGTCCGCTGGGTCCTCTGTAGAATTAATACGTCGACCGGCAAACACCAACCCCACAACGGCAGCTATACTCCATGGGTCCATCTATTCTGGTAGTACATAAGATTTATATATTACGATATCGTTCAGCAAACCGCATATTTCGATCAATCGCGTAAGAGCTCACGGGGTCGTTCAGATTCACTGGAAATGTCGGGCTCACTTCATACAGTGTTGGGAAATCAAATGCTTGGGGTTGATACCCTTTGTGATACCCAACAGTAGATACTGGTCGCAGGAAACTCCCGACGTCAGCAAGTGTTGTGAGGGTTTCTTTAATAACGTCATTCTTCGTGTCAAATGCGAGCATACCGGAATTTGGACCATCCATCGTTTCTTATAGTACCTACCATTTTTTATAACGAACTACGAGTCTTGAGACCCCTAGACTGATTCCAATCAGGTCGAGCGGTCAAATCGCAAACTGAAGTATCATCGTGACACTGAGGACCCTTCATTGTAGGATATGCGCCATTCAGAAAGCTCCCAAGGTCATTGTTTGGCATTTTGAAAAAATTATACTCTGAGAATCCACGATCCTCACCATATGGGTGAATGGCATCCCACGTACGCCCAGAATCACTTGGTATACTGTTTGGAGTATTCATCGGATATCCCGTCATTAAAGGATTCCCCATAAAGTTTGCATTTTCTTCTACGATAACCCTCGAGCTCCTGGATACACTCGGGGAAAGTATATTATTCGTATACATCATATACACTATAGCAACCGAAACCATCCCCAGAATGAGAATGCGTGGGTCTTTCTTAATCAGAATAAGAATTACTGTCAAGTATACGATAAACCGAATAGTTGAAAATGCCCTCTCCTTTGGTTCTTGGTACTTTGTTGGCCAAAACTCTCGCCATTTAGTTTGATCAAATAGATCGTTCATTTAATAATGCATCAGAAATAAACTACTTGTTCCCCATTGAAGAATTTATAGTCTTCATAAGGTCCATTATAGAAAAATCCCCATCACCCTCTCCACTCGAAGAAGCCATCTGCTCTGCGCACTTGTTCGCCATCTGCTCAATCATAGTCATTGTCTCTGGTGGAAACGTCTTGATTGTTGTACCAAAAATAAGGAGAGTATGAAGATATTGCCATATGGCACTCTTTGTATTATCCGAAGACTCTTCCCAAATTGTACTGAGATCAATGTCGGATATACCCGGAATATTCTTACTATCCTCCGTTATGAACGTAACATCCTTTTGCATAATCTTATTCTTGTAGGGCTTGACAGCCTTCATGTATTCTTCCAGCACTTGTTTGGGGTTTGTGCTGCGGAGAACCTCAAAGGATGCCTGATACCGAATAACCGCCTTGTTCTCTGGAAATGTGAGATTCAGCTCCGTCAGAAACTGATCCATCATATCATTAAATGCCTTTATGGTGGTTGTCATTTAGTTATAATACAGTTTATTCTTTAAACTAAAAAGGCTCTGTTGAAATTTTCTCGTGATGTGAACCACCTGAATATACTATAAAATATACAAGAATACCTACGAAAAAAGCGGGTTTTATATACACTGAATTTT